CTCCACATACTTCATCGACACGGCGTCGGGCATCTCTTACGGCATCAAGATTATCAATCAACAGCAATACGACGGTATTGCGGTTAAAACAGTCACTAGCACATACCCGCAAGTGATCTGGATTAACATGAGTTACCCCAACATTGAGATGTATGTGTACCCCAAGCCTACCAAGGTGCTTGAGTGGCATTTTATTTCTGTTGAGGAAATAACCCAGCCTGCGTTGTTGTCCACTACGCTTGCCTTCCCGCCGGGTTATCTCAGGGCGTTCAAATACAATCTCGCCTGTGAAATCGCGGCCGAGTTTGGCGTAGAGCCCCCACCGCAAGTGCAACGCATTGCAATGACATCTAAGCGCAATCTGAAGCGCATCAATAACCCTGATGATGTTATGTCTATCCCATACGCAATTGTCGGAACTCGTCAAAGGTTTAATATTTTTGCAGGGAACTACTAATGAAATCGCCAATTCTGGGGCAAAGCTACGTTGCAAGAAGCGTAAACGCTTCCGCAAATCGTATGATAAATTTGTTCCCGGAAGCTACACTTCAATCTGGTCAGACCGCTGGGTTTCTTAACCGCGCTCCAGGTTTGCGTTTGCTTAACTCTATCGGCAGCGGGCCTATTCGTGGGTTGTGGTCACCGCAGCTTACAGGACAAAATGCCTACGTTGTGTCAGGGTTCGGGTTCTATAAAATTGACACTGATTATGTAGCTACGTTTTTGGGTAACGTATCTGGTACTGGCCCTGTGTCTATAACAGATAACGGTACGCAAATTTTTATCGCGGCTAACCCAGACGGTTATATCTACAACATGACTACCAACGTATTTGCGCAAATCACAGATCCTGATTTTGCCGGCGCGTCTACGGTAGGTTTTCTTGACGGGTATTTTGTATTTACCCAGCCTAACAGCCAAGTATTTTGGGTAACGGATCTTTTAGATGGCACGTCTGTACAACCGTTAAATTTTGCCAGTGCTGAAGGTTCACCTGATGACCTTGTTGGCTTAATTGTTGACCATCGCGAAGTGTGGTTGTTTGGAACCAGTTCTGTTGAGGTCTGGTATAACGCAGGCACGGTAGGGTTTCCGCTTGAACGTATTCAAGGCGCGTTTAACGAAATCGGGTGCGCGGCGGCGTATTCTATCGCCAAACTTGACAACGGATTGTTTTGGCTCGGATCTGATGCGCGAGGGCAAGGCATTGTCTACCGCGCTAACGGCTACACTGGAACCCGTATATCAACGCACGCGGTCGAATGGCAAATTCAACAGTACGGCAACATATCGGACGCCATTGGCTACACATACCAACAAGACGGACATTCGTTTTACGTCTTAATTTTTCCGTCAGCTAACGCTACTTGGGTGTACGACGTAGCGACTGATAACTGGCACGAACGGGCGTCTTTCAGCGGCGGCGAGTTTAAGCGCCATCGGTCTAATTGCCAGATGTTTTTCAATAACAAAATTATCGTAGGCGACTACAACGACAGCCGCATATATGCGTTTGATCTGGATAAGTATTCAGATGATACCGCTGTGCAAAAATGGCTTCGTTCTTGGCGGGCGCTTCCTACTGATACAAACAATTTAACCCGCACAGCGCAGCACACACTTCAGCTTATTTGTGATTCCGGTGTCGGGCTTAATGATGGGCAGGGAAGTGACCCGCAAGTAATGCTTCGATGGTCGGATGATGGCGGGCATACCTGGTCTAACGAGCATTGGACATCTATGGGTAAGATAGGTGTATACGGAGCCCGTGCTATCTGGCGGCGGTTGGGTATGACTACCAAATTGCGCGACCGCGTATATGAAGTGTCGGGAACAGACCCTGTTAAAATTGCTATACTAGGTGCAGAACTTAACCTGAGTGGAACCAGTGCCTAATCCAAATCAAATCCCTTCCTCACGCACAACATTTCTTGACCCTGTAACGGGGTTAATCTCTAGGGTATGGTTTCGGTTTTTTGAAAATATCAACACTATCATAAGTGGCGTGTACACTCCGACGCTCACCAATACCACTAACATTGCCGCAAGCACGCCTTTTGAGTGCCAGTATTTGCAAGTGTATGATGTTGTAACGGTGAGCGGGCGGGTTACCATACAAGCCACTGCCATTGGCGCGTGTAACTTGAAAATGACACTTCCTGTTGCAAGCACGTTTACGGCGGTGGGCCAAGCAGGCGGTACTCTTGCTACAACAACTTCTGGCGGCACGGCGCAAGGCGGTATTATAGCTGACATAATTGGAGACAAGTTTGAATTCCGTTTTACGGCTACAAACACTGTCAGTACGGACTACACGTTTACGACTACCTATCAGATTGTCTAAATCTAAAAATAGATGTAAGGTGCAACCATGTCAGTTCTTTTATCACCTCTAGCAGGCGCTGCTTGGCAGTTCTTCGACAACAACGGCGCGCCGTTGGCGGGAGGACTGCTGTACACCTATACCGCCGGGACTACTACACCTCTTGCGTCTTACACAAGTTCTTCAGGTGCAACCGCGCACTCTAACCCGATTGTTTTGGACGCCGCAGGGCGTGTTCCGTATGAAGTCTGGCTAGACTCGCTCTCGGTGTATAAGTTTGTTTTGGAAACTTCGGCTGCGGTTCAAATAGGAGCGTGGGACAACATAAGCCCATCTTCGGGCGGCGGCGGCGGTGGCGGCGCTACTGGCGGCGGTGACGATAAGGTTTTTTATCTAAACGATCAAATAGTTACTGTTGACTACACTATCCCTGAAGATAATAACGCCGGTACATTTGGCCCGCTTACTATTGCGCCTAACATAACTGTTACTGTTTCCACAAACAGCACTTGGAGTATTGTCTAATGGGCGCGCTTCAACTTCAAGGTTCAACTTCCGGTTCTGTGACGCTTATTGTTCCTGCTGTAGCGGGAAGCAGCGTTCTTACACTTCCCGCAGTAACTGACACGCTTGTTAGTTTAGCTGCTACCCAAACGCTTACGGGTAAGACTTTAACAAGCGCTGCTTTATCGGCAGGCACAGCTACGGCTGCGCCTCTTAATCTTACATCTGGAACAAATCTGACAACCGCCACTGCCGGTGCAATGGAATACGATGGCACTGTGTTCTATGCTACACCTACGGTTTCACAACGCGGCGTTATAATGGCTGAACAGATCATTCTGTTGCAAGCGGCTTACACGCTTACATCACAGACCGCCGCGCAAAAGTTGTTTAATACGCCTACTAGCGGGCAAGTTACCTTGACCACCGGCACTTACGAATTTGAATGTTTCTACTCACTTAGCGCCATGAGCGCGACTTCAGGTTCATTTGGGTTTGCTTTAGGCGGCACGGCTACACTTACGCAGTTTTTTTATGCTACGGCTCAAAAAGGTGCTGCGGCTGTTGCAACAGCTACAGCTACGCAGTCCACATACAATGTTGCGGCTAACACGACTTTGGCAACCGCGTCGGTTAACACAGTTGGATATGCTCAGATATCGGGCGTCATTAACGTGTCTGCGTCTGGCACAGTTATTCCGCAAGTATCACTCGGTGTTGCGGCTGCGGCAGTTGTCGGTATTGGGTCGTATTTTCGTATTCGGCCTATCGGATCTACTACGGTCACTTCAGTCGGAAATTGGAGCTAAAGGAACTTTGGCATGACGGTAACTATTAATGGCGCTACAGGCATTGCCGGGGTTAATGGAACTGCGGTTATTCCCGCAATGCAGGGCAGTGATACCAACACGGGTGTTTTTTACGGCACAGATATTGTAGCTATTAGCACTGGCGGCACTGAGCGGATGCGTATTAACGCCTCAGGTCAGGCAGAGTTTACGGCTGGAACAGCAGCCCTTCCAGCAATTACTGCAACTGGCGACACCAACACGGGCGTGTTTTACCCCGCCGCAGATACAGTAGGCGTTGTTACTAATGGCACTGAGAGGGTGCGTGTTGCATCAGCAGGGCAAATTGGCATTGGCGGCGCTAACTATGGCACGTCAGGTCAGGTATTAACATCAGGTGGCGCGTCAGCGGCTCCATCTTGGGCCGCGGTGTCGGCAACGGGTCAACTTCTCCGCGCTCCACAAGTCCTAACATCCGGCACGTCTTACACAACACCAGCAGGATGCAACTCAATTTTAGTTGAGGCACTTGGTGGGGGCGGTGGCGGTGCTAGGGGGGCAGGTCTTCCCGGCAGTGGCGGTGGCGGCGGGTATGTAAAAAAATATTTTACAGTTTCTCCAAGCATATCTTATACCTATGCTATTGGAGCCGGAGGAGCGTCTAGAACATCTGACGGGACTGGTAATTCTGGTGGAAATACAACTTTCACAGTTGGGGTAACTACAATAACGGCGGGTGGGGGAACGGGTGGCATTAACAATAGTGCAAGCACTTCAACAGGAGGAACGGCGACAAACGGTGATATCAATGTTCCCGGACAGAATAGCGTGTCTGCTGCCAGTGCTGGCGTAACTGCGGGAGGCGATTCAATTTATGGAAGTGGCGGATCAGCCACTACACAAAACGCAGGTGGGTTTGGTGCAGGTGGTGCTGGATTAACAAGTGGCACTACTGGTGCTGGATCAGCAGGTATTATTATTATCTCGGAGTATTCATAATGAGATGTGCAGTAGTCCAAAACTCTGACAACGTAGTTGTTAACCTAATCATGGCTGATCCGTCTGTTGATCCAGCACCTGAAGGGACGATCCTTGTCGGTTTACCAGATGACTCACCTGTCAGCATGGGTTGGATATACGACCCCGCAACAGGCCAGTTCACAGACCCTAATCCTCCGGTGGAAGAAGTCATTGAGGTAACGCCATGAGTACGATAAAAGTTACCAACATTCAGAACGCCTCATCTGCTACCGCCAACATGGTAACAGACGCCAGTGGCAACGTGTCCTTTGGCGGCACTGCGGTTATGTCCAGCAGCTTTCTACGCAACCGCATTATCAACGGGAACATAGCGGTTGACCAACGTAATGCAGGAGCAACGCAAACTTTTACTGCGGCGGCTGCGTTAGCATATTCAGTAGACCGTTGGTACGGGTACTGCACAGGCGCAAACGTCACTGGCGCTAGGGTTACAGGGGCAACTGCTAATCAATATAGGTATCAGTTTACCGGCGCGGCGTCTGTCACTGCTATTGGGTTTGGCCAACGGATTGAGGCACTAAACAGCGCTGATTTGGCAGGAACAACTGCGACCCTGAGCGTTGTGCTTGCAAACACTCTTTTAACAACTGTTACTTGGACTGCGTATTACGCTAATACAGCAGACACGTTTGGGTCTTTAGCATCGCCAACCGTTACCTCAATTGCAACGGGTACGTTTACGGTTACATCTACCGCAACACAGTATAGCGTTAACATTACTGTTCCGGCGGCTGCAACAACTGGTATTCAAATTTTGTTTACAGTAGGAGCGCAGATAAGCGGCACATGGACAATTGGCAACGTACAGCTTGAAGTAGGCACAGTCGCCACACCATTTGAGCGGCAGATATACAATGCTCAGTTAGCACAGTGTCAGAGGTATTATTATGGGACGGCAGCTTCTTGGGTTGTAACAACGAGTGCAGTAGCGTTACCAAATAATTTTCCAGTTTCTATGAGGGCGACACCTACCGCTTCAGGAGGCGGGGCTGGGTATGCTTTTGGTGGTACATCATCATTTATTTTTGAGTCCCAAACAGCGCGTGCAAATCAAACGATGGTTTATTCAGCGGAGCTTTAAAGATGTACCAATTTTTTGTTCACAGTGAAACCAATGAATTATTGGTAATTAAACGTATTATAGATAATGCGTTCATTCCACTTGACCCAGACAACACCGACTACCAAGCCTATCTGGCATGGTTAGCCGAGGGCAACACACCACTACCCGCTGATGAGGAAGTCTGACATGGACGTTCGCGAAGCAGTCGAGCAGATTGAAGATGCAATGCAGGGGATGCCTCCTGCATTTTTGCCTATTAAGCACTACTTTGCCAACGGGATGTACGCCCGCGAAATGACAATGCCCGCCGGTACGATTGTTACCGGCGCTATCCATAAAACGACACATTTTTGTATCCTCTCTCAAGGACGAGTGCGGGTGATGTCCGAAGACGGCATTGATGAGCTTGTGGCGCCTGCCATTATCATTTCGCAGCCGGGTACAAAGCGTGCCATCCACGCGCTTGAGGATACGGTCTGGACAAACATCCACGCGACAAACGAGACGGATCTTGATAAGCTGGTCGAAGAACTTACGGAATCAACAGTTGACCAATTGCAGGGCGGTGATAATAACAAGCAGGAGCTTGCCTACGCCGACCAACTGAAACTGGAGCATTAAGATGGCTTTTATTATCGGGGCAGTGATTGGTGCAGGCGCGTCGCTTATCGGCGGTGCGATGGCGTCGTCAGCGGCAAGCAAGGCCGCAAAGACGCAGGCTAGGTCAGCGGACAAAGCTACCGAACTTCAGAAGCAGATGTACGAGGAAGGCGTTGTTCGCCAGAAACCATTTTACGAAGCCGGCATTACCGGACAAAATCGTTTGATGGACATTCTTGGTTTGAGCGACCGGACAACTGCTGAAGGTTACGGCTCCGCAATGCGGCCTTTTGGTATGTCTGATTTTCAAGCCGACCCTGGGTATGCGTTCCGCATGAAGGAAGGATTGAAAGGTCTTGATCAACAAGCAGCGGCCAGAGGCGGTTTGATCTCAGGTAACGCGCTTCGCGCCGCGCAACAGTACGGGCAGGATCTTGGTTCGCAAGAGTACCAGAACGCCTACAACCGCTATCAGACAAACCGTGCGAACGTGCTGAACCCGCTCCAGTCTTTGCTTGGGCAAGCGCAATCAACGGCCAACACGCTTGGCACTTCAGGGCAGAACTACGCGACCAATGCCGGTAACACCATGATGGCCGCAGGCGCTGCCCGCGCTTCTGGCTACACTGGGTCTGCGGATGCTTGGAACAGGGCGTTGGGCGGCGCGGCGGGGACAGTGGTGTCCGGCCTCAATGCCAACCAGATGTATGGCAGCGGTGGGTATAACCCTTACAACAACTACGGCAGTTTGGCAGGCGGCGGTTCGGTTGCTATGCCAACTGCTAGACCAGGAGATTTCTAATGGCCGAGATTTACGTTCCTGGCGCTATCGACATTATGGGTTCTGCCAATCAGATGATGCAGTTCCGCAACTCGCAGCAGGCGCAGCAGGCTAACGCTTTGCAGATGCAGTACGCTGCCGAGGATCGTGCGCGGGCGGCGCAGGAGCGTAAGGCAGCGGCGGGCAATGCACTGGCTGACCAAGCTCGTAAACGCGAATTGCTTGAAATATATAGCAACTTTGGCGTAACGCCAGCGGTTACGGGCCAACGCGGACAATCTTACAGCGGCGCGGGCGTTGCTAACGATCCATATGCGGACATACAAAATAAATTGCTTACGAAAGGGTTTGCCTCACAAGCCGGCGATATTGCTGAACTTCAAAATAAAAACCTTCTTGGCGAAAAAGCAGCCGCAGAGACTGCGGGGCAAAAGGCGACTAATAAAGGTTTAGATATTAAAAATATCGATGCCCGATTAAACCTCGTAAAACAATTTGCAAATAATGTTACCACTTCCGACAGCGCGGCAAATTTTGCACGGATAATGGCAAGAGAATTTCCTGAATTTGCAGAATTGTACGGTTCGCCGGAAGACGCCGCTGCCCGCAGCGCAGAACTGTTTGATAAAGACCCTGCCGCATGGCAAGCCCATTCGGTTAGTTTGACCGGCGAGCAGTTGGTTCAAGCTACTGAGCGCGCAAAAGAAGCAAAAACGGCAAAACCTGTCGAGCTAGATTTAGGTGGCAAAAAAATCTTTGTTGACATGAACCCAAATAGCCCAACATTCAAACAAGAAGTAACGGGCTTTGACAAAACACTTACGCCTGCTGAAACGGCAACTAAAACTGCTGATGCAGAAAAACTTGCGTGGGAAAGAGCTAACCCTGAATATACGTTACAAGAAACTGCGCAAGGTTTGGTAGCTGTTAATAAAAGAAATCCAAACAATGTTAAGCCAGTTCAACTTGGTGGCCAAACACTTATGCCGGCAGATAAGCGGTCGGTTACTAATATTCAAACTTTTGAACCTGCAACTGAAACGGCGCAAAAAGAATATGTAAAAGATATAGCTACTACCAGAAAAGAGCTTCAAACAACAATAGTTGTATTGGACAACATTGAGAAAGCTAAAGAACTTATTCCTGAAGCAAGTAGCTTTATGGGCGCGGGCGGCGACGCTTACTTAACCGCAGCTAAATTTCTTAACAACCGTTTTGGCTCAAACATTGATGTTCAAGGCGTTAAAAGCGCTGAAGAATTGCGTTCGCGCTTGTTTATGGGCGTGCTGGATAACCTTAAAAAATTGGATTCGCAGCCAACGCAACAGCAACAACAAGCTTTGCAAGAAGCTTTTGGTCGGCTTGAAACCGACCCTAATGCGTTGCCGCAAGTATTGGATGTTATCGGTGATGCTTTAAGAACAAAAGTTGGTCTGTATAATAAAGATGTTACAGACGCTGAAGCACGCGGGGTTAAATTTCCGTTCAAACCGCAAATTGATCTACCGCCGCAAAAAATTATCCGCGAAAATTCTTTTCCAAATGCTGACGCGGCAGGTCAAATTCTTAAGCAACGCGGCGCTAAACCCGGCGACCGCGTGCGTGTCAACATCGGTGGGCAAACCGGAACATTTGTGGTGGAATAATGCCTTTTTTTCCCGACGACGCAACCGCACCTGCACAAAACGCGCAGCCCGCAACCGGCGGACAATTTATACCCGATAACGCGCCGGTAAAACCTAACTTTGCCGTGCCGCGTAAAGACGCGGGCTATAGTGTTTTTGCGGATGAACCTGTTCGGCAAAATCTTGATCTTATGGAAACCGGCAGCGCGGCTACCGCAGGCGCGGCTACAGGGTTTGCGTTACCCGAAATACTTAAAGGCACGGGGAAAGTACTTCAAAAAGTTCCTTACGCCCCAGTTAAAGCAGCAGGCACTGCAATGGCGTTGGGCGCGCCGTTTATTGCACGCGCACCCGCTATGATAAGCGGGCTTGTTGGTGGCGGGGCGGGCAATGTTGTAAAACAAGAACTTGAGATTGCGGGCGTTAAACCCTCATACGCAACTGCCGCAGACCTTGTAACAAACATAGGCGCACCCGCCACGTTTGGTAAAATACTAAAAATAGCTACGGCGGCAACTTCGGCGTTGCCTATAGACGTTGATAAAGGGGCTAGATCTGTAGCTCAAGAACTTGGCATGAGTTTTGATAATTTGTCTCAAGGTGAACAGACAATCATCCGCGACACAGTTAAGGCAATGAAGCAGGGCGGTGAGCCTGCGGCAAAAGCGTTGTTTGAAGAGATTAAAAAAGGCGGGCAACGTATTGCGTCGGAGGCAGACGCTGCGGCGCAGGCGCGTGAAGCGGCTGCTTACACGCAAAACCGCGATGATTTTATTAGTTCTTCAGGTGTGCTAACCGCCGCTGACGATACGCTGGCTAGAGCAAGAAGCACGGTCAACCGCGTAGGCGACCCTAATGTAGAATTGACCGACATTGGCGGGATGCAACGCGCTGCGGTCTTAAAAAGATTTGATGAGCAAACGCTAGCCCGCGATGAAACTTATCAAACTATGAAAGCCGAACGCGATGCAGTTGTAGCGGGAAAAGAAAAAAACAAACAATTTATATCGGATCTTCCGCTCTTCAAACAACTTAGCGGCAAAATAAAATCGGTGTTGCTAGAAAAACCAATCCCCGCCGCGCAAGGCGTAGCACCTGAAACAGAACAACTTACGCTTTCTGCATTTCGTCAGATGCGCGACGCGCTTTCGCCGGTAATGAAGCCCGTGTCGGCTAATTCAGCGCAACAGTTAGCGCGCAGAGGCGCAAACATTAAAAATATTGGCGGGCAAGATTATCAAGTGTTGCAGCCGTCTTTTAACGCGATTGACACCATTCGACGCAAACTTGGCGACGCAGCGTTTGGTCAAGGCGAAGAAGGGTTCAAAGCACTTGGGCAAGCCCGCGCTAAAGAATGGTACGGGTATTTAAGCAAGCTCCAAAGTAATTACGCAGGCGCGGCGCATACTGACCTTCAAAAAGGGTACGAGTTAGCGTCGGGCCTTTTAGCTGATTTTAAGGGCGGCGCAGGCGCGGCGGTGCTTAAGACTGAAAAATTAGCACCTGAGATGTTTGTTGGCGATGCTAAAGACATCCCGGCTAAATTTTTCGGTAGCCGCACCGGCGTGGAACAATTGCAGGCGCTTACGCAAGACCCTGATCTGGTGCTTACTACGGCGTCTAATTATCTTGCCAAACAGTTGAGCGGCAAAACGGGCGTTGAAGCCCGCGCCTGGTTGGAAAAGAACTCGGATTTCTTGTCCGCGCCGCAACTTAAGCCTGTGCTTCAAAAAGCAGTTGATTACGTTGACGAGCTTGAAAGAGCGGGCGATGTTTCTAAAGGACTTACCGGCACTGCTAAGGGTATGGAGAAGCAGTCGGATGCAGCGCTTGCAAATAAGTTAGCGGAAGCTGAAAACATACGGCTTGGCGGCAAAAATAAGTTAGCGGATATTGTAGGCGACGCCGCACCTGAAATGCGCATTGCACAGCTTTTGAGCAGCAACAAGATGAGCGATTGGGTAAACGTAGCCGACGCGCTTCAAGGCTCAGAACAAGGCCGTACGCTTCTTGCCAAAGCAGTCTCACAACATATCGCCAACATTGCTGAACGGTCACCTAAATCGTTTTCTGGGGAAGACGCGCTTAAGCAAATAACTGAGCCTATGTTGGAAAGCGGGCTTGTTGATCGTGCGTTTATCAATGGTCTTGAAAAACAACTCCGCGCAATGCGTGAACCGGCCGAGTTTAAATTAAATTGGTTTAAAGAAGCACTAGCGCGGGGCATAGCTACGTTTGGCGCTGCACAAGCTGGGACAGGTATTGGCATGGTTCCTAATATGCTTGCCCCAAAAACCACCAACCAGAACGCATTGGCGGCTCAATAATGGACACGCAGACCCTTATCAATCTTGGCGGCGCTATCATCATAGCGGGGATGGGCTGGTTGGCGCGTGAGCTTTGGGGTGCGGTGAAGGAACTGCGGAAAGACCTGCACATCATTGAGGTTGCGCTACCGTCAAATTACATTCGCAAAGATGAGTTTCAAGAAGGCGTCAAAGAACTGAAAGACATCTGCCGGCAAATCTTTGAGCGGCTTGAAAACAAAGCGGATAAGTAAATGGATCCTTTTACGCTGCTGGCGGGTGCAACGGCCATCTATAATGGAATCAAGTCGGCCACGGATGCGGGCCACGAAGCCATAGACGTTGTAGAGCGCGTTGGCAGTTTGTTCGCAAGAATAGCGCAAATCACGCAACTCACTTCTGGAAATCGGAAGAAGAAACTTTTCCAAAGTCAAGCAGAATATGAAGCTGAAGCAATAAAATTGTACGCTTTGCGGGCCAAGGCGCAGCAGTTGCAGCTCGACACCAAGAACCTGTTTGTAGGGGCGTACGGCCTTGCAGCGTGGATTGCAATTCAGAAGGAAGTGACGGAAATGCGTAAAGAGGCCGTGCGTCAGGCCGCCGCCGCGCAGAAGGAAGCCGAGGAACGCCAAGCTGAACTTATCTTAGGTGCGTGGATGTTCTTGGGCGTCATTGTTATGGCTCTTGGTCTTGCACTCTTCGTCTACCTGACTGCGCACAAATGAGATACCTTATGGCGGTTGCATTTTTGGTTCTGTCAGGGTGCGAAGACCGTTATCGCTACCCATGCCAAGACCCTAAGAACTGGGACGCGCCGGAGTGCAACCCGCCCATCTGCACCGCCTCTGGAACATGTTCCGCAGACACTCTCAAACAAAATCCATGCGGAGCCGTCGCAAGATGAGGATCAAAGAGGATGAACTCCACGCTCTCTTGCAGTTTATCATCGGGGTCAGCCTTTGCCTGACGTTAACGGGGACTGTCTTTGCGGTGCTGTACAGCCTGATATTCGTCGTGCAGCCAATTGACGGACAAGCTCCAAACGACCAAGAGTTTTTCAAGTTGATTGCTCCGATCGCAACTTTCCTGACAGGTACGCTGTCGGGCATTATGTTAGGGTCAAAATCTACAGGAGGGAAGGACGATGGATCTGCTTAAAAATTTCGGGGGGTTACTTGGCTCAGTCGCTCCAAGCATTGCTACGGCACTTGGCGGCCCACTGGCGGGCATGGCAACAAAGGCGCTATCCCAAGCACTGCTCGGCAACGAGGACGGCTCTGAGGATGATCTGCAAACGGCGCTCCGCGCTGCATCACCTGAACAGCTTGCAACGGTCAAGAAGATCGACGCCGACTTCAAAATCCAAATGAAGAGCCTTGATATTGATCTGGAAGCGCTCGCGGTGGACGACCGCAAGTCGGCGCGGGCGATGCAGACAGAAACCAAAGACTTTCTCCCCCGCGTTTTAGCAATTAGCGTCACGCTAGGCTATTTCGGTATTATTGCGTATGTCTTAATCAGCGGATTGCCGTTGAATGGTTCGGAAGTCCTGCTTATGCTGCTCGGCACATTATCCGCCGGGTGGACAGGCGTTATGGCGTTTTACTTTGGCTCGTCGTCTGGCTCACAGAAGAAAGACGCCATGATCCACAACTCAAAACCTTTGGAGTAAGTCGTGAAAGATAATTTTGAAGAGTGCCTCGCCCATGTCTTGAAACATGAAGGGGGGTATGTCGATCACCCCAAAGACCCAGGGGGAGCAACAAATTTAGGCGCCACCAAGAAAGTTTGGGAAGAATGGGTCGGCCATGAGGTAACCAAAGATGACATCAGAGCCCTCACAGTTGCCGACGTCGCCCCGCTCTACAAAGCCCGGTACTGGGACAAGTGCCGCTGCGATGACCTCCCGCATGGGGTGGACTTTGCTGTTTTTGATCTTGCTATTAATTCTGGTACTGGCCGTGCCAGCAAGTTTCTTCAAACTGCTTGCGGTGTGGCTGCTGATGGCGCTATCGGCCCTGCTACACTTGCCGCTGTAGCGAAGATGAACCCGCGTGAACTGGCGTCGAAGATCTGCGAGCGCCGCTTGGAGTTCCTGCAAGCCCTGCCGACATGGGAAACCTTCGGCAAGGGTTGGGGCAGGCGCGTAGCCGAGACGGAAGAGGTAGCGTTCAAGATGGTCGGTTGAACGACGGGTTGCTCTGGACGCGGACTTCGGGGTTAGCCCAAGTCCATATCTCACCCGTCTCTTGGACGCACACCCACATCAGGTGATGCTCTTCGCCGTAGTCAATCACGAAGTGCGCCAGTGCTTTACCCTTCGGGGTAATCATTGGCAGTGTGGGGGACAGTTGAAGGATCATCACTCTTTCTTCAGTGCGTCTTGTGCAATCTTCGCAGTTTTCTTGAGCAGAAATAACAAATACCCTTCTGCTGCGGTCATGGGTTGAGGTATTCCCTCAGACCCAGCATACACTTCATAAATTTCTTGCAGTGCTTCCCGCGACCGCTCGATCTCGTCGGCTCTCCTAAGAGCGCTATCGTCAATGATAGCGGTGGGAGCATCTTTCATTGCCGAGGCAAATAATCGCAGCCGCTCAACGATATCCATCACTCTTTCTCCTTCGTGAACTCTGTCACTTTTACATGACTAACTTCAGCAAATAGCACATTCCTAAGAGCAGATTTCAAATCGTTATTTTCTTCCCGCAACCGCTCGATCTCGTCGGCGGCTGAGTGGTATAAATGCGGCACAAACAATACATGGTCACCTGCGTATTTTAATTGATCAACGATATCCATCACTCTTTCTCCTTTTGTTGAAGGGCTTTAATCTGCCGCTGCGATGGCTTCATTCAACCCTCTTGCGATACTTCGTGCGTCAGACACAATTGGGCCTTGCAAAGTTCCGTATTTACTGCCCAACGTTGCAATTTCTTCACAGTAAGTGGTTGCCGCTTTTGCCGCCTCCAGCAACTCCTTGTTTACGTCGAGCGCGGATGCGGGGATAAGGGCTTTAATTTGATTAACCAGTTCAACACCTTCTGGGAACGTAACCCAATATTCATCAAGACCATCGAGCGCAAATATTAACATTCCCCGCAACCGCTCAATCTCGTCGGTCAGTATCTTATTGGCCTCACGCTCGCTGTCTAATGTCGCTTTGGCGGTATGCGCTTCTTGCGCGTTTTTCCGTAAGAGATTTAACTCAGACATTTCAGCCTCATGAAGTATCCGAACAGCATTGGCTTGCACTTTTACCGCATTCCGCAACTGCTCAATCTCGTCGGCGGCTTCATGGGAATACGCTACAAAATCCCCCCTGCTTACACCAAACTTATTCCAATCTCTCAATCGTTCAACGATATCCATTACTCTTTCTCCGCGTATGTTTTATCATATAAAGGCTTGTATTTTTCTTCTTCTAAATACTTCCGCTGTTGCTCAAACAACGGCCTGACATACGACAGCGCGTTCTCAAGTTGCTTCTCCAGAAGCGCCACGCGCTTGCGTAGTTCAATAATGTGATCCATCGTCACGGGGTCGCAATGCCTCATTTCAACTTCTCCAACAGTTCAACGCGCTCCCGCGTGTTACGCAGGATGCAATACCTCTGGTGCAATCTGACGATGAACGTAGGCCGTCTGTCGTTGTCGGTTTCATAGTCAATCAACATCCTCAGTTCGTCCTCGGTGTACGACATCAACTTGCTGTTCAGCACAACCCAATTCTCTATGCGCATCTTAACTCCTCAATCGCTATGTCGGATAGCGCCCGTCTATCGTGAAGCCCCGCCCAGATCCCCTCGTCTACCGTCTTGTTCGTTATAAAAATGTAGCACCACACATCGTGCTTCTGCCCGCTGCGGTGCAACCGCCCGACCGTCTGCTCGTATAGTTCCAGCGACCCGCGGGGTAACGACAAGAACGCGATATGCGACCCACCGTACTGTAGGTTCAGGCCATGCCCTGCGGACTTCGGGTGGACAAACAACAGTTCAACCTTGCCGGAGTTCCACCGCTCTATAGCGTTGTCGTCGTCAAGCGTAAGCGCCTTCGGATACCGGCGCTTCAACTCTGCCAGTTCTGCTTGGTATGTGTACACCACGATTGTCGGCGCGTGTTGGTTCTCCTGCAACAACTCGTCAAGCAGATCAAACTTGTGCGTCGAGAGCCAAAACGGCGTCTTGATCGTCTTGAACTTGCCCGGCGTTGATGTCGCCTCGGTAACGCTCTTGTACACAAACCCCGACGCCATCTGCTGCAACTTGCCCGACACAACGGCGGCGTTGGCCGCGATTATCTTGGTATTGTTGTATTCAAGAACAAGATCCTTCTTCATCTTCTCGTAATGTTTACGATCCATGTCGCACCGCATCTCGACGACGTGGAGCGGCGGCAGCGTGTCACTGTACTCGCCTGGCTCAAGCACAAACGTCGCGGGCTTGATGCGTGCCATAACCTTCTCAAGTGAACCCTTGCGCGGTATCCACTCGTTGTACTCTTTGTTCATCAGAATAAAGTACTGCTGCATGAACGCGCCCTTCGAGCGGCCAAGCAAATTCTGGTCAACGATCTTGCACTGTCCGAATACATCCTCAAGCCCGTTCGACGTGAAGCTGCCCGTCAAGCCCCACCTGACGCGCATGGGTTCGATCACCTTGGCGAGCGCCTTGAACCGTGCGCCTGACGGGTTCTTGAGCCGCGTCAGCTCGTCAAACACTATGGCGTCGAAGTTCAGCTTCTGAAGCGCCAGCCATTGCAGATTGTCGTAGTTCGTCACGACGATGTGCGTGTTGGCCTGCAACGCCTGCAACCGTTGCTTGGGCGTCCCGACCGCCAACGACATTGTGAGGTTAATGGCCCACAGAGGCCGCTCCACAGGCCAGACCTTCTTGACCACGCGCAACGGCGCGAGGACAAGCACACGGTTGATGTGACCGTGCCGGATCATGTCCTGCAATGCTGTCAACGTAACCGCCGTCTTACCCGCGCCCACAGGCGCAAGGATCATCGCTCTGTCGGTAGCGAAGAGGAAGTCGGCGGCTTCGTTTTGATACGGTCGGAGTTCCATTCGTCTACCTGTTCAATTGTCCACAGACACGCATAGTTCTGGTTAAGCCGTTGCATCTCGGCGGCGAAGAGTTCCTGAAGCGGCGATAGTCTGCCGCCCTTGGTCTTCAACTCGACGAACCATGTCGAGCCGTCTGGCAGACAAGCTATTCTGTCTGCCACACCACGCCGCGCCGGGGACACGAACTTGTACGACCGACCGCCCATGCGCTCGACCGCCCAGTTAAAATAGTGTTCAACGTCGCGTTCCATATTTTGTTGTATAAGCCATTAAAAATTGTTTGACAACAGTTTATGTGATGTTAATGTGGATATCTCAACTGGGAAAGGAAAATGAAATGGACGATAGAATAAGATTTGACGACACCGATGAACTTAATTCAATTAAGGGCGGCCGCCAAATAACAAAGCCTGAACAACATCAGGTGTTAACCGACATTAATACGATAAAACTCAAGTTGCTGAAACAG